ATGATAAAGATCCGGAGGTTAGAATGAGTTTAGCATCTAATGAAAATTTACTACCAGAAGTTCAAATGTTATTAGCTAATGATAAAGATCCGGAGGTTAGAAATTCCTTGAAATATAACCCCAATCTTACACCTGAAGCTGAAGCAATTCTAGACTCAAAACAAACATATTAATACTATTTGGACATATCACTATGAATATCTTTAAATTATATTTGGCAGAGAATATTAATTTACTATCTGAAACTCAAATAAAATTAGCGAATAATCCTTTGCTGAATGTTAGACAGCGTTTAGCAAGTAATAAGAGATTAACACTAATACCTGAAGTTATAGCAATATTGAAAGCTAATTGTACAATACAGAATTAATTTTACAGTAAAATGTGGTATATTACGATATATAATTAACTGGAAATCTAATGTATAAAAAAGCCTATTCTGCTAAAATGACCTTTGAGGTACCTGATTCTGAAAAAAGAGTTGCGGAAAAGGCGGATGAGTCTTTTGAGGATCTTATTGGTCTTTTAAGATATGCTACTAATCATTTGAACTTAATTTATGAACCCTTTGAGTCTTTGCAGTCATTAGATAATGAAATGCTAAAGACGCACAGCTCTCTTTTTAAGAGATATCAAAAAGCTATAGAACATAACTATAAGTTGATTTTTAAGAAGGCAAACCAGTGTGCAATATTGATGGGAACCTTCTCAACTGACACAAAAACTAAAATTTTAATGAATTCTTTCTTAGCTTACATACATGAATTAGAGAAACAAGTAGAGAGATTGATAAGAATTTTTGACAATTTAGACAGCTCAGAATTTAAAAATAGTCTTATTTTAGCGATAGATTTTGTAAAAAAGACGAATAGTCAGTTAAAGCAACTCGTTGGAGATCGAATTTTAGATCATATAGACACTAATATTTTGGCAAAGAATTGGGTAAATAATGTTACTGATGATGATGATCAAAGGGTTTATGACAAAGCCCCTCTTTTGGTTCAGTTACGTGAAGAAAGAGTTAATGCTCTAAAAGGTGATGAGGTATGATTATTAAGAAAAGTAAAGTTGAAATTGAAGTAATCAGCGACTTAACAGATGAGCAAAAGAAATCTATATTAGATAAGAAAGAATCTGATAAAAAAGATGAATTAAAAAATAAGAATTTGGAGAATTAATGAGTTTGATTAAACTTGGGGAATATGCTGAGGTGGGTGCGGTCAATATAAAAACCGCCACTCAGCTTTCTGAAGATCCTAAAATCTTAAATAAATTTAAGAAATTTGCCCAGGCCCTAAAAAGAGAGTTCCCTAAAGCGAACGATTTCTTATATTTTACCGCCGTTATGATGCATGCAGCAGAGGCTGCATTGGTTGATGATGATGGCAATGTAAAGCTTGGATATAATGGCAAGCCTTTAGAGGCTACTTGGGAAAAAACAGCTAATGGGGGAGTTAAATGGGTATGCTCTGATAATTCAGTTCAGCCTGTTAGAAATGCTAATAGGGATATATTTCCTGAATCAGAACTAAAAATAGCCTATCCTAAATGGGTTAATAAGCCTTTGTGCTTAGATCACAAGTCTTCAAGTGTAGATTTTGTTAGAGGATTAATTGTTGATACGATTTATGATGACAAAAGGAAGCGCGTTATAGCGCTCTGCGCTTTGGATAAGGTTACCTATCCAGATTTAGCGCATAAAGTGTCATCTGGGTATACAACATCTGTATCAATGGGGACGGCAGTAGGCCGTGCAGTGTGTACAGATTGTGGGCAGTCTGCAAAAACTGAGGCGGAATATTGTTCACATATGTCTAATAAGGCATGTTATGGAGAGATTAACTTAGATCTATCCCCAATTGAGTTATCAATTGTTGTTAACGGGGCAGATCCTAAAGCAAAGATTAAACATGTAATTGCACATGATTTAAGTAAAGCAGCTCAGCATATGTCAGATTATGTTGAAGGAAAACTTGCCATAGGCAATGTAAGCAAAAGTGATCTGGATGAAATTAAAGAAGAGTTGGCAGCTCTAGTTACTAAAGTTGAAAAATTATCAGATGCCAATTTTGATGATGAAGATGATGATGACGATGAGGATGAAAACGATATTATGGGGCCAACTGGCTCAACATCGCATGATATAGAACCAGAGACTTCTGAGCAATCAGTGGCGACATTACCAGAGCCGAATGCAACATGGGCAAGCGTATTAAACAATTTACAAGCTACTGTCAATAAGGTAGCGCGAGATGTAGAAAACTTATCATTAAGGGACAATTCAATGAAAAACAAAAGAGCATATTATCAAGGTACCGAAGAGCCAACTCCTGGCCGCAAACAATATCCAGTTGACCCTCTTAATGAAGAGGCGCGCAACAAATTAGACAAGCAAATGGTTGGACAATCACCATTTCCTGACGTTGGCCCAGTTGATGGCATGCACCCAGGATATGCCTCCTTTGGTGAGTCAGAAGAGGCTCGCAAGCGCAGACTAAATAGACTTGCCTCTATCGAAGAGCGCAAAACTAAAAGAGCTGCTATTTTAGATAGCGTTCGTAAACAGGCTTATCCGCAAGGAACCGAAGAGCCAACGAAATATCCAATTGATCCGCTTAATGAAGAAGCTCGTAATAAGACCGATAAGCAAATGGTTGGAAAAGCGCCTTTCCCTGGTGTTGGGGCTATTGATAGGCTATATCCAGGCGATGAAGAGTGCAAAAAGCTACTAAATAGAGCTGCCCTATCTGCTAAGTTTGTAAAAGCTGCTGATGCTAATGGTAATTTAGATAAAGGTGCTTCTCGTTGGGATGTTTATGCTGACGGCAACATGGTTGCATTAAGCTTAAGCGTTGATGAAATTTCTAAGGGTCGCAGCGAGGCATTGTTCGATTCGGTTTATACCAAGAAGTTTGCACAAGGATTGCTTAAGCAGATTAAGGCTGAGGGTCTTGATAGGGTTAGATCCATATTCAAGGGTGCTCAAGAAGTTGCTAAGGCAGTTCCTGGTCAGCCGGCAGCCCAAACAGGTCCTGCAATGGCGCCAATGGATCCGGCTGCAATGGATATGTCAGCTGGTATTCCAGAGGGTATGCCTGGTGAGATGAGTGAAATGGCGGGTGAGCCGTCTAGCAAAGCTGAGATCTTAGCTGCTTTACAAGATGCGGCTGATGATGTAGCTCGTTTCACGGCACAATTAACTGAGGCGGAGGGTGCTTTAAATGATGAGGCAGAGGTATTAGAAGATGTGCCGGCAGCTAGTGCAGAAGCATTTGATGAGAATAAGCCTGCTACTTTGGCGTCACTAAACAAGATGCGTAAAACTTTGAATGGTATGTTGCGTTCTGACATTAGACAGGTTCTGGCTTGTTCCAGGTCATCTAAGGATGAGTTAAATTCAGCTATTCAAATTTACAGAGGTAAGTATGCTTCTTTTGGCAGTAGCAACCGTCAGTACATTGATAGATTAGCTAATGAGTCTTTAGTTAGTGCAAGGCAGAATGTTGTTGAGGCAACTAATTCTCTACAGGCTTTTTTTAAGTATGCGGAAGGTACGTCTAATATCAAAAAACGAGCAAGAGCTGAGCGCTTGTTAAGAAAGAGTGCTCAATCTGAGGGTGGAAGTCTACCTCTAAACAGACCAGCTGCAGATACGATGGATGTTAAGCCTTGGGAAATCCAGCGTGGATCACAACCAAGACCTAATCCGAAAGCTAAGCCCCTTAAGCCGAATGCAACATTCGACATTTCTAGAAATGCTGACGATTTCGATTTTAATAATGCAAATAGCAGTTATAAAGATTCGGATGGTGCTATCGTATTTAGAGACGGTGATAAAGTTAAAGGCAAAGATCGCAGTGGCAAAACTCCAAAGCAAAGGGCTGCGGAATTGGGTCGTGAAAGAGGCTCCATGCTTGGCGGGAAAGATAATGCAATGGACGCTTGGAATAAGTCACTAATAGAGGCTGAAAAGAGACTGGACGCAGATAAGAAAAAACAGGACGCATCTGGTAGAACTGATTTTCATCAAGCTGATACAAAAATGGTAGAGTTGCCTGCTGGGGCAGTTGTTCCGCCAGGAGCTAAAGAGTTGGTTACTCAAGCAGGATTTAATATGAAAACAAAGAGAGGCAGAACTGAATACGTTAAGAAACTAGCACAGAAGGGTTTGCAGTTTAGCAAGTTGTTAAATGATGCGCACCCTAAGGGAAGTCATGTAATGACTGGGCTGTCGAGCAAACCAGAAGGTGATAATGCTAAGATTGAGACGCTAGAAGATGCTCATAAGAAGATTTATGATGTAGCTACGGCGCCAGTTAAAGTTCGCAAAATGGCGGAGACAATTGCCAAATATGTGAAGGCTGGTGAAATTGCTCATGAGGATGTTGATCAGTTAGTTTCTTTGAATATCGATCCTGCTGCGATCAAATACTACAAGGATATGTGGGCTCAGGCGAAAGACAGTGATGCAACAGCTTTTGCTAATAAATTAACTCAGAATGTTGGTAAAGAAAAGAAAGCAGAGAGAGAGGCGTCCTTCCAAATTCAGTATAAGAGAGCTTATAAATTGGCGATGGAGATGAAAGAAAAAGGTTTGATTGTTGCGAGTGATGTAGATCGTCAGACTGATGCTATCATGAAGTTTAACGATACTGCTCTTGCTAATACTCAAGCGATGGTGAATAAGGTGGCGTCGCCTCAGGGCGGGATGCAAGTCCCAGCCGTAGGTTATATGGATTCAAATATCCTACCAGTTTTTGAGAAGAAAGCATCAACAGCTGATACGCAGGTTGCGCTAGACAGTATTTTTAGTGGTGGAAACTCTTTACGATACAGTCGCTAATAATGGGTTGTTTGAGGGGCTTAATTATAGGTTAAGCCCCTCTTGCCCTTTTGCTTTATAAATAGGATTTAAAATGATAAAAAAAGTTGCCGCGTCAGATATGGTTTTTGCTGGAATGCAAGAGATTCAAAAAAATAAAGAGTTTCAAAACCTCTTCAAGTTTGCATCAAAGAAAGATGATGATAAAGATGAGAAGAAGGTTAAAAAGGATGATGGTAAAAAGGGCAAAAACCCATTTGCCAAAAAGGATAAGAAAGAGAATCCCTTTGCTAAGAAAAAGGATGGTAAAAAGGGAAGAAACCCCTTTGCTAAAAAGGAAAATCCCTTTGCTAAAAAGGAAACTTGCGAGGATAATAAAAAGAGCGATAAAGATAAGAAAAATGCTTATCTTGTTCGTTCTTTATCAAAGGTTTCTCAAGTTCTTAATGAGTCCGGTTATCTAAAAAGCTCTTTGTATGCAATTAAAGCATTGGAGACTTTAGTTGCAAAAGCCCAAGATGAAGAAGATGATTATTACTACTATAATGATCCCCTGAGTGAGAGCGTGGAATATGAGGAGGATGAGGAGGATGAACCTCGTCACAATAAAACAGTTAATTTCGAAATGGAAAAAGACTTTGGTGATCTTGACTATGATATGGAAAGTCTAATGGATTCTGATGTTGGGGATGTTTTTAAGGCTTTAACAGCTTCCGAAAGAGCCAATAGCAGAAAAGAACAAGAAAAAATATTTTTCCAAATGTTAGAAGACTATATAGCTAATAAAGATGATAATGCTGCTTCTGATTTTGAAATAGATAGTGGCGTAGAAAACTTTAAACTAAAAGATGTTGTTAATTCTGATCTTAGTTTTGATGATCTTATGGATGCTTTAGAAGCAGTATCTCATAGGGATCTTAGCAAAAAAGAATTAGAAAGAGCCTTTATTCAAGAACTAGGTGCTAATCGCGATTATTCAGAGCGTGATGAAGAATATAGCAATGATGAATATGATGAATATAGTGATGAAGACTCAGACGACGAAGACGCAATTAAAAGCTTGCTAGATGAAGTGTCCGATTATTAATTTGAAGGAAATTATGAATAAAACAGCTTATTTAATTAAATCATTAGCCAAATTGTCTCATATTCTTGACGCATCTGGCCATACAAAAAGTTCTTTATATGCAATTAAAGCATTAGAGACTCTGGTGGCAAAAGCACAAGAAGAAATTGATGAGTTTAATGATGAAGAAGAGGTAATTAAAGATCGCGGCAATCATTGGCTTTGGCCTCCGACAAATGAGGAAGATTTAGACGACTGGTTATCTGAGCATAATCAAGATGCAATTGCGTATGGTGCAGGTTGGACGGATTCTGGGAAGGGACATGGCCCAACTGCAGGCCGTACTAGTTGGCCTGGAAATCCTGGTTTTGATTGGGATAGCGGTCTACCTGATTGGGATACTGGTTTGGAAGAAGAGCCTGGCTATGAGTATAGAACCTCTTTAATGGATAGTGGTTCATATGGCAATATTCCAAAAGAGACAGAAGATGGGTTTGAACTCGTTCAGGCTTTTAACGTAAATCCTGAGCCTGAGGTTACTGATGAAGATGGTGATGTCATTGGTAACCTTTACTTAGGAGAAGGCCCTGTAGAAGCTGTTTATCGTAAGCGCGATGAAGATGATTTTGAAGAAGATAGTGACGATTTCAATAACGATGATGATGATGGTGATGATGACAGAAAGGACATTGATAAGAAAAGAATTTCTAAATTAATGTTAGATGAGTTACGTTATAATTTTGATGAGTATGATGACTATGGAGATGTTAATTGCACGAAATTAGCAGAAGATATCTGTGATCAGGAAGATTTGCACGATGCTGAAGGCAATGTTCCCGAAGAATTATTCGACCTGGCATTTGAAGTATCTGAACAATATAAGAATGAAGAAGATGATGATGATAGCAGCGGAAATTATGACAATATCAAAGCATTGCTAGAAAATATCTAGTAATTAAGGAAATCATGAATAAAACAGCTTATTTAATTAAATCATTAGCCAAATTGTCTCATATTCTTGACGCATCTGGTCATACAAAAAGCTCTTTATATGCAATTAAAGCATTAGAAACTCTGGTGGCAAAAGCGCAAGAGGAGTGTGGCTGTAGTGATAAGAATAATACTGAAGATTCTGATGACGAAAGAGCTGCCATTATGTCTGCAATTGAAAAACTGGAAGCTGATATTGAAGATTCTAAAAAGCTAAATACATCAACAAAATATAATCTATATCATGGACAAATAAACAGACTTCAAAATAGACTCAAACAATTAGATGGAGAAACTGGTGATTTTGATTTCAGCAATATGAGTGAAACCCGATATTACAATGAAGATGATATCGATGGCGAGCCTAATTATACGTCGTTAGATAATTTAAAATATGATGATGACTTAAGTGGTGAGGCTAATATGGCTCTTATGCGCCTTAGGCGTTATGAAGAAGATAGAGATGCGACACGTTTAAGAGGGGAAGACCCTGTTTATTGTGGAGAGGCTTGCTCTAAAAGTCATGATGGTGGTCATGATCAAATTGCAGAACACCGAGATCGAGCCAACTATTACCAAGAAATTTTAGCCGGAAGGGCGCAGGCTAGACAAGAAAGAGCGGCCAAACACAAGTTATAAGGGATGCGCCACGAGTATATCTGTCTGAGTTAGAGCCTCTAAAATTTTAGAGGCTTTTATTTTACACTTTGCCATTATCGAGATATATAAATGTAAAAGGAATAATTTATGTTAAAAATTGTTTGGAAAGGCAATTCAATGCCAACCTCATGGCCTGTAGCTCCTTCTGACAACTTCCAACCAGGAATGATAGGTCAGCTCAAATCATTAGGCAATAACATCGTATGTGGTGTTTCTGATGGAACAGCCCCTTTAGGAGTTATTGATGACATAAAAACAAATGCCTTTTCTACAGCCGCAATCGATGAAGTTGTAATTTCTCCAGCTATGGGTGTTCTAGATGGCAGTGGACAGCTTGTAACACCCGTAGATATCAAACAAGAACTAAATAATCCTAATATAATGCCTTATAGCTTTGTAACTACCGTAGAAGTAGAATTATTGGCTAGGAATGGTGTTATAACCTTTCCTGCTGGCACTCCATTAAATTTTGATGCTAGCGGTACTGGAACCCCAAACGCCATTAGAACCGTTGTCAGCTATACTTATCAAGTTCCTAATATTCCAGGTGACAATAGCACTGCAGGTTCTGGTCATATAACCATCTGGCTACAACGATTTGTATTCCAAACAGATCAGTTCGAAACAAATCAAGCCTATCCATTAAATGCACCATTGTTTGTTTCTGAATCTGGACTGCTCACAACTAGACGGCCGGATAGTAACGTGCCAGGTGTTGCCATTGTAACTGGCGCTCCTAACGCATTATTTTCAACAATTGAAGCCCTGTGGTTGTGAGAATTTTTTGTTCAAAATTATAGAATTCATATCAGATCCAATTAGATTAATCCCTATCCCCGGTAGCAAATTTACACCAGGAACTGTAGTGTCTCTAATTGAACACCAATGTGAAGTCAGTAATGGAGAGAAGCCCTTTGGCTTTGCTGATAACTACGTTGATACAACCACTGAAAATTACAAATTAGTTACGGTGTTTTTTAGCAGATTGGTTTTTAGAACGGATGTGTACGATAAGAGTAGCTGGGGAGAGTATATTACAGGAGCTGAATTATATGTTGATTATAATGGTATTTTCACAGTAGATAAAGTTAGAGATGGGCAGCTTTCTGTTGGTAAAGTGATAACTGGACCTAACGAAAGAAATGCTTGTTTTGAGGCTATTTGGTATTAATCAAACAACGCATAAACTAATATTTAGGTAGGGTTGAATAATAAGGACTTTTATAATGAGTGATGATTTTGCTATGAGAACAGCTATGTCTTCGGAAGTTTTTCGTGAGTTTGTCAGGTTAAAGCAGGCAAAAGATCATAAAGAGGCTTTAGAACGTCCGATTAGATTAATGAAAGAAGCTGAGGCTGAAGATGCTGCATTAGAGGCGGCTCTTGAAGATTTTGATAAGCTTAATGATTTTCTCTCAGAACATCCTGAATATAAAGAAAAATTTATTAAAGCAAAGCGCAAATTACAAGATAATCCTGAATTAGCAGATAAAGTCGATCCTGATTTTGTAAAAGGAATATATATGTTATCATTGGATGATGATGATGAGAATATGCCTGATGCAATGGATAGAATAAAAGATATGGCTAGAAATAATAATGAATTAGATGGCGAATTTGGCATGGTACATCCGGATGCAATGGACAGATTAAAGGCTATTAGCGCTAAGATTTTAGAGGAATCAAAATGAAAATGTTTAATGAAGTAATGGCTGAATTAGTTAAGAATACCAATCCTGAGATTGAGAGTATTGTTAAAGGTGCGGCTTTATCTTTGCAGGCGGAGCAATCTGATGGTAATTTAGTTAATGACATCACTTCTTTAGCATCTAAGTTAAAGCGTGGTGGATTTGTGTCATTGGCTGAGGAATTGAATGAGAATTTGTTTGTATATAAGATAGCACAGATGAATTATAATATTAACCCTGGTTCTACGGATGCAATGTTAGATATGGCGCATGAGGGTGACGTTGAGGTTATTCCTGCTCAGGAATGGTATGGATATTTTCAGACTGATAGAAGTGCTCAGAAAAAGATGCTTGATGTTGTAAATCGCCCTCCAAAAAATCTTAGCAGCCCTGCAGGGTTTAGAAGCTCTATAGAAGATGATAGATTTGCAGAGGGTTTTTTAGCTGATGATGCAGTAGAGAGTGTCGATGAAGATTTACAAGCGGTAGCCTCAATGCTTATGAAAGAGGCTCAGGATGATGTTGTTGCCGGTGTTAACGCAAGAATTGAAAATATAAAATATAATTTATATAATTTAAAAAAAATAGCAGAGGATATTAAGGGCATACCTACTAAAGATGTATTTACAATTGATACAATAATGAAAAATCCATCTGTTGCAGACTCATATGAAAAATTCACCCAGCAAACTAAAGGGATTGTTAGTTATTTAACTGATCTAATGCTTTTAGCATATGGCGTCGGCGGAGCGCAAACAGTTGAAAATATTAAATCGAGATTAATGAGTGATAAATCTTTATTGCAAAAATTCATTGATAGAAATATTGTTGTTAATCTTGGGCCAGCTACTGAAGTAGAGCCTGTTACTAAAACTGATATTCTTTTGGGTCCGGCCCATAATCTAGCCAAAGCTTTTCTTAATTATGGTGAAAAAGCTCAGGCTTACGCTGAAAAGATACATAAAGCATTACAGACTCGCTATGCTGAAGTGTTTTCTGAAGAAAGGTTAAGTCACGCCAATGATACTTTAAATAAACGCAGAGTACCAACTAACAAAACTAAAGGTCTTTTGACAGTATTGAATAGTTTTATAGATTCTAATTTAAAAAACTTTAATGATTTAAGTTTAGATGTTGTTTATAATTCACAAATGTTAAATAAAATTTTTGCAGTATCTAAAAAGCTATCTTCTAATTTAACAAATTTTAATAATAAATATGCAAAAAACATGGTACCTTTTGTTAGACTGTATCTAGGTGATCCCACTGTATTTTGGGTAATTATCCAAAATTTGGATCTAGCTAACCACTCATTATTAAAGTATATTGCATCAAATTTTAAAAGTGAAGCACCCACTTGGTGGAAGGCTAATGTTACAGCAGATCGTTATGCAAAAGCCAGCCAGTTATGGATAAAATATATTAAAACAGCAAAAGCACAAGGTAACTCTGATTCGATTGTTAGCGCGGGTGTAGCATATGCAAAAGAAAATGAAAGACGCGCTAATATTGTTAGAAAAAACGAATTGCTAACAAGCATGGTTAATGATTTAAATATTAATGGCGTTAGAACTTATGGTCAGATAGATAATGACTCTAAAAAGAGGTTGAATGAGGCCAGAGTTGCAGTTGGTGATACTTCAGTAGTAGCGGGTTTTTTGAAAAAAAATATAATTAAGGAAGCGGAAGATTTGCCCCCTCCGCCTCCACCTTTACCTCCCGCTCCAGAGGCAGATCTGGCAGCTACTCCTCCTGCAAAACCTCAGGGGCAAGCAAAACCTCAGGGGCAAGCAAAACCTTCTAGACCTACAGAAGCGGAAAAGCAAGCTGTATCAGTAATGCAACAGTATCTAAGCAATTTGGCCATCCAAATCTTAGATAATACAGAATTCGTTTTAACTGCAATTAATAGCGCAAATGTAGGCTCAGCAGGGGCTCTTAAAAAGAAAGAATTAGACGGCTGGGCTAAACAAATCCAAGATACTGGGCAAGGTACAAGAAATAAATTTGACGGCAAGTTCGGCACTAATACCTCTCGATCAATAGATATTGCTAAGGCTTTAGCTACTAGAATTGGCAGAGGGGATATTGCAAGTGCCTTGGTAGAAAAGCCCTCTGGCACAGCGGCTATTAACTTTTTAGCAGCAACGCCAGAGCAAAATATTGCTGCTGCAAACACTAATTGGCCCAAATTAAGGGAACTAACCGAAGCTTTAAGGCTATCAACTCAAAATCTCCCTAAAGTTCCTGACTCTAAAGATGGCAGAATTCCTTTATTAGATAGGTTTACTGATAAAGTATTAACTGACGCTAATGTGAAAGCACCCGCAGATGGTACTTATTCCGTTGGCTTAAAGGACTTGGCATCAATAGAGGATTTTTACTCTTATGTAAGAGCTTTGGGCCTAATGCCTGGAACCGGAAGAGAATCACCAATTAATAGTTTGCCTGCTGGTGGCGCAAATAATACTGGAAAACGAGAAAACACAAGCCCACCAACAGAGGCAAAATTAAGAAATATCGCTAATGAAATTAATAAAGTAAGTGATGTTTTGTCTTATCATGATATTATCACATTGGCACAAGCTAACAGAATTGGAGATGTAGGTACTGGAACCATTCCAATTAGCAACCGCGGCATGCAGGCTCTAAATCCAGGGTCTGCGACCCCTACTGGCGATGCTGCATTTGATAAAGCTTTTAAGGATCAGGCGGCAGCCGCCGCTTTAGAATCTCGCAAATTAGATTTTACAAAAGGTCTTGAAGCAAAAAAACGCATGCTAACTGTTGATAAATTTGATAAAATTCTAAAATGGTTTTTTAACAGAGCAAACATACAATATACAAATGCTTATAATGGTAATAGTAAAGCTTTAGCAATGGTAAAAGCCAAATATATGGAAGCTATGCAATCATTAGCTCGCGAATGGAATGCTGCTAGACAACAGCTATTAAGTGGTAGTGGCAAAGGCCCAAACCAAACATATGTCTCATTTGGGCCAGAGGGATCTAGCTTTGACTCAAGTCCTTATCAAAGAGGCAGAGGCGGAGCTGTTAGGGGGCTTGATGGTCGTGATGGTCAGCGTGGTGCTGTTGGGCCTAGCAGGGCAGGCGGGTTTTCTATGACAAGAGACAAGGATAAAAAAGCAGAGGCTATTTCAAATCCACCAATTCAAGATGAAATGAACATTATAGATGTTAGTTATGAATGGGCTAATGGAACTGTTATAAACAGGATTGCTGATGAATTTAGCTCTGGAGAAATACTCCTTTCGGAATTTAGAGGAGGGGATCCGCAAGTTATATTTAATTTCTTAGCATCTCCAAGTGCCAAACAGAAAGTCCTCTCCTCACGAATGAACGGGGATTATAGAAATCAAGGCACTTGGCTTATTAAAGTGCTAGATGTTATTCAAATAGCTTTAAATGCCATTCATGAAAATTGGTTAAGAACAATTGAGGCCATTCCTAATACTAGAGCGCTTCGAACCAAGCAATCAAGAAATCTTGCAACTTGGTCTTACGCAATAGATTACGTAAAGCGAGGTGCGGTTAGACTTTCAGAAAAACAGGGTTCTTTAGGAAGAGAGCAGCCAAAATCAAACCGTACACTTAGCAGGCGAGATTTAGGATATTAATGAATGGTGACCTACAATACATTTCAGATTCCTTATTGATTGAATCATGTTTTGGCAATCAATATATTGTTAAAAATGCAGATTCCGATTTCTCTTTGGATTCTATTGCTGCATCGGTTAAAACCTTTGTTAAAGGGTTAATTGACTTCTCCTCACCTAAAAAATTTGCCGTAAGTGTTCTTAAACTCTTAGAACCTGGAATTTTCTTTAGCATACACCCGCTATTAGGTATTCTTGCTGGTATAGCAAGCGAATTTGGTTTTAGTGTTACCGATATACTAGCAGATCTGATTTCGCCTGTAAAAGAGACTCTGCTAAGCGGACAAAAGGTTACACCAGAATCAATAAACCAATCCGGCAAAGCTATAATAGCAACTTCATCACTAGATGAATTGCGAAATTTTCTTGTTAAAAGATCTAACTTAAATCTTATTAAAGAAGCTGGTATTTTTTCTTTTATAACTAAGTTATTCAGAAAAATTGGAGGAGGCAAAGCTGGAAGAGGCAAAGCTGGAAGAGGCAAAGCTGGAAGAGGCAAAGCGAAAGGTCTACTTGTTGGTTTCTTAGGTTGGTTTCTCAAAACCGCTTTAATGGGAGCCGGCTTATTAGCAGTAGGCAAAGCCACTGAGTCTGTAATAAACGGTGGCGATGATAAGGAAGAAGAGGTTAAGCCAGAGGGCGCGGCAGCTGCAAAGCCAGTAGCAACACCCACTAGAGTGCCTTCAATTCCTTCTAGCGGAACAGGATCGCAATTTCATGAAAATGATGCAGATACAGCCTGGGTAGTTCCTCTATCTGGCGGAATTGAGAATACCCTGCTGGATTGGGCCGTAGAAATTTATCCAGATCTAAATGGATATGATAGCATAATTAGTAGATTGCCATCTTTTATCAAAATACTTGATTTACTCAAAAAAGATTGGGACTCATCAAAGCCTAATTATTTAATCATTCCACCAGGTTTTAATAGAAGAGTCGATATAGTTAATGTTTTTGCAAACGATGCAGTTGATAAAATTCAACAAATAAATCCGTAAAGAAGGTCTAAATGTCACAAGAGATTTTTGATGAATATGTAAAGATAGCTGAGAAAATGGGCCTAATTAACCCAAATAGCTATATAACTGCTGAAGAAGAGGCTAAAAAGAAAAAAGACTCTGCAAAAAAGGATATGGATCTAGCTGCTGCGTTATTCTATGGTATTAAACCAAATGGTAAAGAAGATGATATTTCTCTACTAGAAAAGGCTCATCCAGGCGTCGCTGTGGTGTCGCCAGCTGAAGATCGTATGAATGGCATTGTTGAAAATGATCAACAAAGACAAAATATTATGATGCAAATTGCTATGAGACCCACTAATGGCAAGTATCAGCAAAAAGCATTTGTAACCGCTCATGAAAATCTAGCAAAAAGCCTAACTAAAGCAAGCATAGCATTACAGCGTGAGCAATATCAAGATCTATCAAAATTTGCGATAGATTGTAATGAAAGGCTAGAGAAAGAAGCGTTAGGCCCATTGGTTGTTCCTGGTTTGATTATTGGAGGAGTTGTGTTAGCAGTTGGTGCCATAGCCGCAATCAACTACACAAGTAATACTGCAGTTAATGTGGCTACAAACGCAGCCCAAACTCAAAAAGAACTTGAAGATTTAAGAGGCAAACTAAGCAATGATCGTTTGGACAGTATTATAGATGACCTAGATGTTCTTAGAGAACAGGCAGCTAAGTTCTCAAATTTGCCTACAATTAAAGCCATATCTAAAGAGGATATTCCAATTATCAAAGAAAAATTTGCCAAAGAATTGAAAATGGCAGCTACTTATAGAAATGTTTTAGAACAGTTTTCTAAAAATATACCACTGTATATATCCCAATTAAAAAATACCGAAACTAAAACTCAAGATGATGACTCCTGGGATTGGTGGGAGAAGGTTAGGCAGGTTGTTAGGCTAGTTACTCCAGACGATATAGGAGATGCAGTTAATGCGTTTGAAGGTTTAGAAAAAGCTATTACTAAAGCTATTGCTAATGTAGATTTCTATGTCAAAGATGCTGAAAAATATACGCCTACTATTAAGGCAGTTTTAGCTCAAAGTGAAAACCCAGTTTCTGGACTCGCTGCTAAAGAAACCTCTGATGACAAAACTTCCGATGATGAGGTGGATACAGGAAGTCTTGGCGATCTAAAGCCATAAATGTTTAAGAAATCACAGGAAGACTATTCTAGAGTCTATACGCCAGAAGAGTTGGCTGAAATAAAAATAAACCCATCTAGTGCAACTCCATTAACAAGTCTGCCTGAAGACTACTCTAGAGTCTATACGCCAGAAGAGTTGGCTGAAATAAGCACAAAACCAAAATCTCTAGTTCCTAAATATGAGCACTCACAAAAAGTCAAAGAACCAACTGAAATTCCAGAAGAAGATAAAGACCCCAGGATTGAACAATATCAAAAACTTATGGAATCAGCGCCATTAGGTATTGTTTATTCAAATCCAACTAAAGTATATGGCAAATTAGATCAACAACTAATAGCCTCATTATCACTACTAGAATCTAAACTAATAGAAATGACCGGCAACTACGCCATCAGGGGCAGGATAGTTACAGGTAATAATATAAACTTTAAAAGCACACCTCAACAAATTAAAGATTTTATAGAAAAAGCAAAGAAATCCGATGGTGCCAAAAGCAAAAGCAAAATTATCGAATTTAAAAAATATCTCAAATCAATGGGCATGTATTCCGGAGATGTTGAAAGTGAAGATACAGATCAAGATTTTATAGCAGCATTGCAAAATATAGAAAAACAATTAGCTAAAGATGTTGGCAATGATGCCTTTATAGGCTTGATTTGGCAAGGTAATGGAATTAATCCGCAAACTTCACCAGAAGATGTTAGCGCTGCTTTAAATATAGCTAAAAAGAAAAAGAAAAGTAGTAAAAGAACAGCTTGGCATAAGTTTGGGCAGTCTTTGGATACTTTCGATGTTGACGAATATCAAGAAAATGGACCGGCCGCTACTAAGTTCGTACCAACTGCAGATGATATGGGACTTGAAACTGGCGATCCTTTTGAGTCTCAACAAATCGGTAAACAATTCCAATTCTTACCAAAAAGCAAAAAAAGATTAGAAATACTAAGGCTATTAGCAAAATAATTAAACAATCTATGATTATATGAATATATTTATAACAAGTAAGACTTCGATGTAAGACTTTTAGTACGCAAAGTACGAAGGAAATAAAAATGGCACTTAAAATTTTACAACCGGGTATTCAACCCCTAGGGCAATTTGACGGATATGATTCCGAGTATCTGCTAACGAAAGGTGGTGAGGTAGGAACCTTTATTGGCGTCCCACTTGCTTCTGATAGAGCTGCGAAAGATGCAGATGGTTCTGATGGTTATGTGAATAACATGCGTCCAGCAGTTACCATTACTTTAGCATCTGGTACTCGTCCATTATTCTTAATTGATGATGGTATTGAGGGATATGGGACTGTATTTGGATCTGTTATTGGTGGAATTGCTGGGCAGAATGTCAGTGGAACTCAATTAGGGCCTCATACTGCGACGGGTTCTGGCAAGCTAACAATTTGGGATAAGCCAGGTCTTTACGCTGTGACTTTGGATGCAGTTGATACTGATGCTGCAGATGGTCTTGTACCAACTAACCTTAGCTTAAGTGTTGGTGATCCTCTGTATGCAACGGCAGCTGGGCTATTAACGCCAGATTCTGCGAAGCAGTTTGAGGCTGTGGTAGTAGGTCGTTTTGTTAACTTTGAGGCGAATGGTAGTTTGGTTACGACTCCTCATTCATTAGTTAGCCCACTAACGGAAAGCAAACTAAGACTAACGCAAGCCGTGTTTAGTTTCTCACCGCCAGCTGGCTGATAGCTGATTTGAAAGGGGGCGTTGCTTTCAACGCCCCCTTTTTATTTTTTACGGTTCTGAATACCCGTTTCTTCTAGATAAAGCATTATGCAATTCAGACCGGCTGTCCCTTAAAGGCAGCTAACTAACCAAAAAAGGAAACATATATGTCGTATTTTGATAGTTCTGGCGAAATTAACGCCTCCTCAGTTAAGGATGCATTTAACGTATTGGTACGTTATGCAGCGCTTAACGAGAATCAGCCCGCGAACTCGGGCTTAATGGGCAGTCCTGGTATTAATGACAATACCAAAGATGAGCTAATTGCTCAGGCGCTCTTAACCGAGCAGGGCAAAGTTGCCCTAGCTCAGGCGATGGCTAGCCCCATTCGCAGAAACTTAGATTATCATGGTATTGCTCGTAGGGCATTAGTGGTGGATCCAATTACACAAGGAGCAACGGCTTCTTATGAGCGTGATATTGATGTAGCCGCGGTTATCGTGTCTTCAAATGGTTCTGCCCCAGAAAGCAGAGTGTTTGGTGACCGTTTCGTGGTTCCAGAGTTTGAGATTGTATCGAACCCAACCGTTAGAATGCGTGAAGTTAGAATGCGCAGATATAACGTGATCGATAGAGCTGTGCAAAAGGCTCGTCAAGAGATTATGGCACAGGAAGACTCTAACGTGTTCGCCGCAATCGATAGCGCTGGCACCGTTGAGAACACTCTACAGGACCTTACCGATATGGGGATTACTAAGCGGGACTTGCTTGATATCAAGCGTCAGATTGACCGCTGGGACCTGTTAACCACGAAGTTCTTCCTTAACATCAATGAGATGACCGACATTCTTGCCTGGGGCAGCGGTGGTGGACAAGGCCCAACAGGAGGAGATGTAGATCCCGTTAATGAGATAGCGGCTATCGCAGCGTAAGCTTGATAGGAAAATTTGGCTATATGCTGGAAACTCTAGTTTAAGCACCTTGTACTAAACACTAAAATAAACTTGGCACTGCGCCGGTTTGAAAAATAGTTTAGTAAAAATCAACGGTGATATAGACAATCAGCAGGAAAAGTAATGAAGAAAGTAGAAATTACAAGAGAAAGACTTACAGAGCTGTATGTTGACAAACAATTAACCATGTTTGAAATTGCTGAGATTTACAATGTAAATCGCACAACAATCGCAAATAGGTTAAAAGAATATGAAATTGACTCCAATCCCAGCCAACGCAAATATAAGATTCTAAAAGCAATCCCTTTATTAAAGGAGCAAAAAGAACTTATAGTTGGCAGCATCTTAGGTGACGCTTCTTTAATAAGAAGTGGAAGAAGAATTAATACATATTTCAAAATTTCCCATTGCGAAAAACAAAAAGAATATCTTTTTTGGAAAAAAGCAATATTAGGAAACTTAGTCAACTCAATAGCTAAAATGATAGATAAAAGAGGAAACTCAATTATGTATGGTTTTAACACTCTAAGTCATCATGAATTAAATTTTTATAGAGATTTGTTTTATGAAAATAATAAGAAGGTAATCAATAAAGATATCGGCTTATATTTAACCCCTCTTGGATTAGCTACTTGGTTTATGGATGATGGTAGTAAGGACTGCAATAACGTGAGTTATAGACTGTCTACCGATGGTTTCTCAAAAGAAGATAATTACAATCTAAAGTTTATATTAAAATCCAATTTTGATTTGAATGTTAAAGTTTGTGAATATGAGAAGCATCAGAAAAAATATTATTACTTATCAATTAATAAGAGAAATTCAGCAATTATGACGGATATAATAAGTCCTTATATAGTTGACTGTATGAAGTATAAACTAGTTACTGTTCCTCAACGACTACATGCCAAACTCCCCCAAGGTGGGGATGATGATATAGTCTGAACCACACAGAAATGTGTGGAGCTAGGCAGAAATGACTTAGCATGCTTGTAAAAAGCATTAACAAAATTGTACTCAAAGAGAAGTTCTACAAACAGGCCTCTATGGCCGTATCTGGGGCGCAGACCTACTGGTTAGTAAGATTGTACCAGCAGGGGTTATCTATGGAGCGGCAGATCCGGAGTTTGTCGGGGTTATGCCAGTGCGTCAAGACGTTGAGGTCATCCCATCTGATGAGCCCAAGCAATTAAAATTAGGCTGGGTCGTTTCAGAAATTATAGGTATTGCGATTGCCAACCCTCGCGGTGTAGCGAAGGCGAGCAAGTCAGCACTAGTTGGCTAACAAAACCCTATAAAACAAGCACTTTGTGCTAATGCAGTTAACGGCTGGAGATTTGGTTCTTCGGCCGTTATTGCTTTTATAGGCCCAAATTGCCAGACCCAAAAAGCTATACAGTGCATTGAGCCGACTCATTGGCGCACCCAACGCACCGCCTATTCGCTTATAAAAAATGCAATACCTATAGTTGCGCCAGCCTAATGGTTTTAGCTGTCCAATGTATTGCGCCAAATATTTATATATTTAAATCTATTAGTTGAATTTTAAATAAATGAAGTGGTAGCGATTTGAGTATCTAATAATTTCTATTATAAAATTACCAACGAGAGGACGTGTCTGGTGTGATTGACTATTTTAGTCACAAATAAAAGTGGTAATTTATGTTAGAATCAATAAAAGAAGAAGTAAAAGAAGAAATAGAGAATTTATATAGGGCAGGGTTATCTGGGGCCAAGATTGCAAAAAAAACTGGGATTTCCAGCACCCAAGTAAGAAGGGTGCTAAAATCTAGAAATGTAAAGGCTAGAAGTTTGCGGATAGACCCAGAATTGGAAAAGAAAATATTTGAAGAATATAATGCAGGTAATGGCACAACTAATAGTGTAGGTTTTGGGGCCGAAAGTATTGCAAAGAAGTATGGTGTGGAGCCATGTACTGTTAGACAAATTGTTAGGCGTTTGGGTGGTGAAATAAGAAAACGTGGTGAGTGTAATAGAAGATATCCAATAAATCATAATTTTTTTGATGAAATTGACACAGAAGAAAAAGCTTATTTTCTTGGTTTTATGATGGCTGATGGCTCTATTGACAAAAGAGGCGGTAGTTTCAAAATTGTTATCCACAAACAAGATGAACATATCTTAGAAGAATTTAGAGATTTGATTTATACCACAAAAGATCTTGTTCCAAATATAGTTGTAGATAGAGACAAATATAGAAGACTAAATGTAACTTCTGCAAATTTAGTAAAAGGACTTAAGAAATATGGTTGTGGTCCTGCTAAAACATTTAAAACAACTATGCCAAATATTCCTAAAGAGTTGGAAAGACACTTTATGAGAGGTGTCTTTGATGGCGATGGTGGTATTTCTATTTCAAAAAATGACAATAGAATAGGTCTTTATTTAACTGGTTATACTGAATTTCTAAAAGAAATTAAAAATTGGTTTGAGAAAAAGGGCACTACTGGTGGTAGAATTGCTCCTGAAAAAAGATGCAATAATGTTTCAAATATACATTTTTCATCATTTCATGACCTAAATTTGGCATTAAATTTACTATATAAAGATTCTAAAATATCATTAAATAGAAAAAAAGCACTATATGAAAGATGTTTAGTTTTATTAGAAGTATTGAAAGAAAAAAGAGAAAAAGTGCCAAGTAAATATGCTCATAATTTATTTTCTTATAAGGGCAATAAAGTTAGTGGGGTCTGGCTAGCTACATTATCAATAGATGAAAGAAAGCCGATAGCTAAAGCAGCGCTTGACTATTATAGAGAGTATGGGTTTCCATATGATCTACACTCTGTAGAAGTTTTAAGTAGTGATTTTGCTAATTTAGAAAAATTAAACCCAACAATAAAAGATGGGGTTATTTCAAATGGATCTGCAGCTGGTTATAAATTATTTAAACATTATTTTCATCATTATTATGAAGTTTGCTCTCCCAGGCTTCCTAGCATATATGAAGCATTTCATAATGATGAGCTATTAATGAAAGCAATTAATAATAGAATGGGAATAACATATAAAGAAACATTCAACATAACTGGTAATATGATAAAGCAAGGGTTTAGAAATGGTTATATAGCTTTTGCAGCTAGTGTATTTAAGCCATCTGTTGCCAAGTTTGTTTATGATACTTATTGTAGTAAAAACTCTAAAGTATTAGATATTTCTGCTGGTTTTGGTCAAAGAATGATGGCTGCAGCTGCTAGTTCGAATGTTATCCATTATACAGGTATAGATCCTTGGAAAAAGCAGGTTGATGCTTTAACAGAGATGCATGGCAATGAATTCCCAGAGTTTTCGATGGATTTATTGAATGTTGGTTCGGAGGTTGCGGATTTGGATAATGAATATGATTTATGTTTTTCATCTCCTCCATTTTATAATAAAGAAATTTACTCTAATGATTCTGACCAAGCATATGTAAATAAGAGTTTTGATGAATTTATAAGTGATTGGTGGTTAGCTACGGCAAGGCGTGTTTATGAGGCGCTTAAGCCTGGTAAACTGTTTATATTAAATATGAGTCCTGAAATGGCTGATAAGATGATTGGGTTAAGTTCTGAGATGTTTGAGGAGATTGATTCTTTTCATATTGGCTTTACACGAGGCCATATTGGAATTAACGCAAAAGATATGTTTTATGTATTAAAGAAGAAATAATAATATTCAAACATGCTTTTAATACCAGAAGTCTGAATATTATTAGCTAATGATAATGGATATGTTAGAAGAAATTTAGTATAATAAAATTTACTAGAAGCTTAAATGTTATTAGCTAATGATAAAGACCCAGAAGTCAGAAAAGCTTTGGAAAATAATCCCAATCTTACACCTGAAGTTGAAGCAATTATAGACTCAAAACAAATATAATAATACTATTTAAGCATATCATTATGAATATCTTCAAATTAGCCTCCATATTCCTGCTCAAATCTACAGCAAAAGAAGATGTCCTAAAAGATAAGTTTCCTGAACATGCTGATCTGATTGATCGCTTATCAGAAGTTGACCCTTCAGGACCAGCTAAAAAATATCTAGAATGGATGCTAAAACAAGCAATTGCTGGATTCAATCTTGCAGATATCATCCCTTCAGTTAAATATTTCCATAATAATCAACATGCGTTTAAAGAA